TCCGAAAATCCCAATTATCCCCGGCATGGACCCTAGTAACCGGCTTGTAATCCTTTAAAAAGTCCCAGAACGCTTTAACGCTGTTGTTATCCTGCATGTCCCCGTGATTGTCTGAAACTACCACGAAGCGTTTGGGTTTTGTCATAATTGGTAGTGTTAAACTTTAATTTACACATGGGCATTAAATAACCATAACTCTTATATTTCCGGAACGATCTTGTTTAATGCCGCACGACGTTTGGCACAACTGCCACAACTTGCTACTTTAGTACCAGCAACGGCATCTATGACACGAGCTATTGGATTAGCTACGAAATACACTAAATCACCTAAACCTCTTGATGGTATTAAAACGTTTTCCTCGGGTTTATTACCACAACCACCATACTGACCCCATCTCCGAATCGGCAACGGGCATTCAGAACACCTAGATTCAACATTAGGAATGTTTTTGCATGGCGTAGGACAAGATGAACAAATCAAACGACGTACTTCTATTTCTTGATATGGAATAATCATGGAGGAGTGCATGAACAAATTGCCGTAACATTAACAATCGTGATATAACCCGGACCACCAATTCCGCCAAAATAAGTATTGGAAAATTTACACGGTTCATATTCGTAATCGGTATATCCATAACCGAAAACAGGTGATTCCGTAGAATAACCATCCCATATCCAATAATTAGAATCAAAATCAACCGTAGCAGAATCCGAGCTTCGCGTGTATCTGTAAACCCACCTTATTTGGTAGCAACTATAACCAGTTAAATCAGGAAGAATAAACTTAAACTTGCGCCTTCTTATGGTATAAGTCCATTCGTCGGACGATAAACTACAATACGATGATACTAATGAACCATTTGAAAAGACACCTGAGTAATTAGGCAATATGGATTGCACATCAACAATAAGTTCAGGGGTTGTGTATTCATCAGATAATGTACCGCAAATTGACCCCGTAACCTTTCCATCTGTACTATACGCATTGCCGCAATCAGTAGTAGGTACTGACGTACCACCACACAAATTTAATCCAGTTATGCATTGAGTTGTTTGAGTTACAACATATGAAGCGCCGTCATTATACCCGATGCCGTAAGTTGGAATACCCCAAGGTACGTTTGCAGAAATATATGGCCCTCGTTCACATCTAAATGTTTGATTATTTGTAACCGCGCATGTTACCCGAGCACTTGTGTATGAACCATCATAATTAAAATAATCGTTTTCATAAAATGCACCGTTGGTGCAATCTAAAATAGCAAACCTTTGAAATCCACTTAATGTTGAAGTCCGATATTTTTTAGGTGGGGTACTTGGAGAAACAAACTCGTCAAATCCACATTTTGTAAGAGTTGAAGCTATATATTCGTGTTGCAACGTAGGCAATGGAACTGAAGGAGGAGTGCAAGGATCAGAAGAACACCCCGGACAACAACCAGCCGTCATTGAAATGTATGTGGACATTACTTCTGCGCTTCTTTGCGCCACTTCCACACTAAATACGCAATACCGATTAGACCACCGATGATGCCCACCACATTATTGATCTGAGAAAGCGTGAGTGAGGCAGCAGTTGGCACGGCAGCGGTCAGAATGTCTTTCTCTTGCGAGTTCATTTGGAAGTCCTCGCGTAACGTGCGCCGAAATACCAAAACACCGCCGTGAAGCTACCAAATAGAATCTCGCTTTGCATGGCCGCTTGCTGCGCTTCAGTTCCAGAGAAATACGCGCCGCCGATAATTGCCATGGCAATCCACGCCAGCAGTGGGCGGGTAAGCTGTTTAATGCCGTCAACGATTAGATAAAAATCAGTAACCCACGGCGACGCGTTGGCTGGGATGGCAATCGGTCCATCGGATTTCTGCGACTCTGTAAAAGCGTTCCATGCGCCGGTTTTTTCGGCTGCATCAATGTTAGCCATTAAAAGTGCTATTTTGTTTTTAGTATCGAAATGTGCTGTCACGCAATGGAGCGCGCTACCAAGCACCCCTCCCGATGCGGCGTTAAAAAGCATTTCGGCGATGTTCATACGGCTTTAGAATTAGTGAATCGTCTAAAAAGGAAATAGGGAAGCCATATCCATTTCGGTATGCGCGTGATTTTCACGTTGGTGTTTTCGATGTTTGGCATCTCTGCATCCCACAATTTTACGCGTATCGGTTTTCCGTCCGGTGACTCGCAATCAAGCAGCGACACGTTACGAGTTGGGGCACGGCCACGAGTCCAATAGTTGTCGTATTGCCCCAGCTCCACGGTGCCCGAAACAACGCAATTTAAGAGGCTGAAACCGTCGATGCTACCCTTGACCGTCGTGGAGCCTTGGATCGCGCAGGAATCAAAGCAATAGCCACTGCCACGCACGCAATCTACCGAGTCCTCTGTGCTACCGGCTGGGATGAATAGATCACGCGCGGTCAGGCCGTCCACATGAGAGCACTTGAACAAGTCTGCGTAGTCCTCGGGATTGTCCGGCTCCTGCCATTCCGCCGACGTAATCACACGCCCGTTGTCCTCGGGGCCAACGAAGCTGTGCCAGTTGTTGTCTGTGGTGCCGCTCATGATTAAAAGGCAGTGTCGCAATACCAGTTAAATAAAGCACGACAGTTTGCTGATACATCTATTGTTGAGCCAGAACTGTTTGTAATAGCAAATCCAGATGTTGTTGTATGGTCCGCATAACCAGAATTAGCCGCAAGATCGGTTCCAGCCGCACTATTCGATACACAATTTGTAGTTGATGTATTAGTATATGGATAAACAACAGGAGTTACTACACTTGCTTTTTCTACTTTGTATTTAATAACACAGTAAGTTACAGTATTTGCAACAGTTCCGTTAGGTACAATACACCCACCAGTATCTCTGCTAGCAGTAAGAATTGCTGTCCCTTGGGTTTCAGATTTTTCAAAATACCGCTGGCACCGTGCCAACTCCACCTGATACGGCATTTGCTCGTAGGCGGTGGCGGCTGAACCTACCTCCCATTGCACTCCGGTAAATTGGAATGTGGCACCAGTTGTGGCGCAAAGTTTTACATTGGTTGAAATACGACTAATGTTTCCAGCCTGCCAAGTGTTTGCAGTCCCTTCATAAGTTGTACCGCTTCCTATATCAATTTGTAAATAGGTTCCTATTGTACCTATTCCATTAAGCCAAGTACCACTCGTATCTCCCGTAAAAGTAACTGTTTTTTGCTCCCAAGTGTTTGCAGAATTTACGGTAATTTGCGCTGGATAAGAACGATTTGCAGAACTGTTTAAGAATGAAACTGAGTAAGTACCAGTGACACTTGATTTAACCCAAAATGAAAACGTTGATGTAATAGCGTTTGCAGTTCCAAAAGCAAAATCTTGAAGTTCTGATCCTTCTACCTTTTGATAAATTACGTTGCCATTTCCTGATGCTGGAGAAGCTCCTGTTCCGATAGTTATTTTGTGTGAATAAATAAATCCAGTGGGCGCATCCGAAACTTGTTGAATTACCGTTCCAGCGCACGATGTATTCAAAACTGTTTTCCATCTATCAAGAGCATATATGTTGCTAAACGTACTAGCAGTAATGCTTGCTCCAACATTTCGCTGGTCAATTCGCATTGAACCGTTGCCAATGCGATTACGGAATCCAAACGCTCCCGGCACGCTAGGAGCCGATGTGGTAAACGATGATGTAGAGCTGACCGCTAGCGTCGTAGCGGCTACCGTGCTCGGGGTAGTGGCGCCCAGCGTGCCGTTAAATGCTCCGTTATTTATGCCGTTAAGCGTCGTCGTGCTAGTTCCAGTCGTACTTCCGATAGATATATCCGTCGTGCTACCAGCTAACCCACCCGTTCCAATAGCCAGCGTCTTCGTGCTGCCGCTAGCCGTCGCTCCAGCGTCGATATTGATAGTATTGCTCGCCGTAGATTGACCTAATGTAATGGTGCCCGTCGTTGCCGTGCCGCCAACAGTCAGCGTGCCTGTGGTCAGAGCTGTCCCCAAACTGTGCGTGGAAGTCGCGGCGCCACCCATCACGCAACTTCCCGTACATGCAAAAGAGGTTAATGATGGATTTCCGTTTAGCACTACCGCTCCCGTTCCGCTATTCGTGGAAAACTCCGTGATGTTCGCTTCCCAATCAGTAACTGCCGTCGAACCAGTCGCGATACATTTGCACATGGTAGTGCATCCAACCGGGCCGGTGAATAGGGCTGTTCCCGCGCTTGTCTGAATAGTAAGCGGTGCAGTAGAATTATTACAGAGTGAAAATTGCCACCCGGTTTCTAGCGTAGAAGTAACTGGAAGAATTACGGTCTGTCCTGTTGAACCAGTAAAAACCTGATAATTCGCAGACGTATTTGTGAGCGTTACGGCTGTCGCGCTCGTTACGGTCGTGGCGATGGATGTGAGTTTAGCTAACGCTTGTTGAGCTGATGTGGAATTGGTGCCACCGTTCGCGAATGGCAATGTACCAGTGACGCCGGTGGTGAGCGGGAGACCGGTCGCATTGGTAAGCACACCACTTGCAGGAGTGCCAAGTGCCGGAGTGGTAAGCGTCGGGCTACTAAATGAACCGCCAGTAACCGTCTTGCCGGTGAATGTTAGCGCCGTGGGCAATGACAAAACAACAGCCCCGGTTGTCGGAGATGACGTGATTTCGTTAGCCGTACCGCTTACCGAGCTAACTGCGCCGCTGCTTGTTGATGCGATGGTGATCGAACCGTTACCGTTGGTAATTGTAATGTTAGCTCCAGCCGTAAGACTTGCTTTCGTGAGCGTGTTGCCGGTGCTATTGCCGATAAGCAACTGACCATCGGTGTAGGTTGTGTTGTTTGTGCCACCATTAGCAATTGGCAATGCACCTGTGACGCCTGTGGTAAGAGGCAATCCCGTGGCATTTGAGAGCGTTCCGCTGCTTGGTGTACCCAATGCACCGCCATTAACTACAAATGCCCCAGATGTGCCTACGTTGGTCGCTAATGCCGTAGCTACGTTAGTACCCAAACCAGAAATACCAGTATTTACAGGAAGACCAGTAGCATTGGTCAATGTACCACTAGACGGGGTGCCTAAAGCACCACCGTCGTAAAGCAACGTAGCGTTCGCATTAGGTAAAGTAAACGTTTTCTCAGCCGTAGTTGGACCCGAAAACTTGGAATACCCATTACCCGTTCCACCATAAGTGCTGGCAATAACCTGAGTAAGAGCAGCAGAACCATCAAAGTTGTTTCCGTAAATCGCCCGAGGAGTTGCAAGCGTAGCTGCATTCCCAGTGGTATTTTGATTCAATGTAGGAACATCAGCCGCTTGAATCGCAGCCATCACTACGTTGCTACCATTGCCACGAAGGTAATATCCAGAAGTGGTAGCACCAGCCAAATTGTTTATAGCGCCTTGAGCAGTGGCTGCATTGGTACCACCACGGTTAATGGCTACAGCATTTCCGTTCCAAACGCCGCTAGTAAAAGAGCCAGCGTAGTCAAATGTGTTAGTGCTCCACGATACATTGCTTGGAGCTTGATTATGTACGTCCCAGCTACCCGCAGCCGTGGAGTTGGACAATAAAATGACTTCGACGTAACCACCCGATTGAATGGTAGCAATGGTGGTAGAAGAATTGTTTTTAACGACAATAGTGCCGGACGATTGATTGTTGTTAAAACGATAAAGCGAACCATTGCGAAGCGTCGTGGCGTCTGGAAGTTGATACGTTTGACCACTGCTACCAGTGACAACCCAATCGCGCACGGAAGACACCGTAAGAACGGTCGTGCCTCCAGCGGAAGCCACGTTGGTAAAACCATTTGAAATTGTAGTGGCATAGGCATCAGTAAATGCTGCCGTGTTAGCTACGTTAGACCCAATTGCAGGTGGGCTAGATAAATCAAGTGTACCACCCAAAGTAAGATTACCTGATGTGGTGACATTGCCTGACAATGATATGCCGCTAACCGTACCTGTTCCACTTACGCTAGTAACTGTACCGCCACCGCCGCTGCTAACTAAAGCCCAAGATGTGTTGCTTCCATCCGTGGTGAGGTATTTTCCGTTGCTACCCGTTTGGCTAGGAGCCAAAGCATTGAAAGCTGGATTAGCCGCAGTCTGTCCAGTACCGCCGTTGGCAATAGGCAGAGTACCTGTAACACCAGTAGTAAGTGGCAAACCTGTTCCATTACTTAACACAATGGATGCTGGTGTACCAAGGATGGGTGCAATAAACGTAGCTGCGTTATTAAAAACTAAACTTCCCGTTCCGGTTTCATCAGTTACCGCAAATCTCAAATTAGTGGAATTAGGCGTAACCAAGAATGTAGCTACATTGGTTCCTAACCCAGATACGCCCGTCGATATGGGCAAAGAAACGCAATTAGTAAGCGTACCGCTCAAAGGCGTGCCCAATGCCACATTGTTCATCGTACCACCCGTAACAGAAATGCTACTTGAGTTCTGCGTACTCATCGTACCCAAACCTGTGATGTCAGTGTTAGGTATCGTGGCGGATGCCGTTAAAGCTGCCGTTCCGTTGCCTTTAACGTAACCTGTCAACGTAGAGGCACCCGTACCACCATCTGTAACCGCAAGGTCTGTAATGCCCGTTATATTACCACCAGTGATGGCTACCGTGTTTGAGTTTTGCACGCTCATCGTGCCTAGTCCAGTAATGTCACTATTCGGTATCGTACCTACCGCAGTAAATGCCAAAGTGCCATTACCTTTGACGTACCCAGTCAACGTAGATGCGCCCGTGCCTCCGTCCGCTACGGCCAGATCGGTTATGCCAGTGATATTACCACCCGTAATTGATACCGCGTTGGAGTTCTGCGTAGCAATGGTACCAAGTCCTAAATTAGTCCGGGCATTAGGTGCGTTAGAAGCACCCGTACCACCATCTGCAATAGCAAGGTCAGTAATGCCCGTAATGTTACCGCCAGTGATGGCTACATTGCTAGCATTCTGAGTGCTCATCGTACCCAATCCCGTAATGTCTGAGCTAGGCACCGTAGCTGACGCCGTAAAGGTTGCCGTACCGTTACCTTTTACATACCCAGTAAGACTAACCGCATTAGTTCCACCTTTGCTAACTGGCAATGTACCATTAACAAAACCAACACCATTTGAAATGGTATTAAGATTCTCCGTGTTGGTTAAGAAATTGGTAGGCGCAACAAGTGAACCATTGCTCGTGATAGCCGTAACGGATTGATTAAGAGGAGTAGATGGTATGCTCATATTAAGAAGGCAGAGAGAAACCGGTTTGGTCAGAAGCAACAGAGATAGCATTAACGTTACCCACTGTGACAATGTAAGTCCAAGAACCCGTTGTGGTATCGTAGGTGGCGGGTACGCCCTGTTTGGTCACAGTATCCAATATCCATTGATATGGATTGCTACTAGAATTGTAATCGTAAGGACGAACCACAAACGGCACATTCTGTGAAACCGTAGATGACTTACGAATGAAGTTAGCCACAACGTCATTACTAAACTGACATTGAACGGTACAACCCAAAGGATATATGTCCGTGCTGGTAGTAAGTCCACCAAGCAAGGTTGTGCTTACTGCGTTCGATGCCAAACCAATAATTGTAGGACGAGCGAAAAAGTATTGAACAATCGAACTTGATGGAGGAATTGGAGTAAGACTTTCCAAAGCATAATTTGATGCACGCAGTAACACGGGAGATTGGTAATAAGTCGTAATGTTGCCATTACCATCAATTGTTTCTACGGTAATTACAGTTTCGCATTCTATAAAATTATTGCGTTTTACACCATTGATTCTAATCAATTCCGAGGAAGAAGCCGAATTAAGGCTAATATAACCTTGGTATCCAGCGTAAGGACTACTAATTGCTGTAAACGTGGTAGTTTGCAATGGTACAACTCGTGCAATAGTAGCCATCACAAATTGCCGTGCCGTAGCTGAACCTTCTTTCAAAACCAAAGATGTGATTGTGCAATCAGGCACCAACAAAGCCCCATTAAATAGGATTGTTGAAACAACGCCAAGAGCACGGTACGAAATCAAGAATTGCCCGTCACTATGCTTGCTAACATCTACACCACCTTCAGTAATGATCTGAGAATTGGAATTAAGGGCATTTTGCAGTCCCGGTGCATCAATGTTCCAATTAAGCGTGATCGGGTCTGTATTGCCAACGGTTAGGCTAAAGACGCCGTTTCTCTGGGCAGATGCAACATCACCAATTGTAACCCGCAACGTATTAACCGTGGGATCAACATTTGTATCAATGATTCCATCAGAAGTAAAAAAGAAACTATTCTGAGTCCTTGACCCAACCATCAATACCGGAAACGGCGCGGGCAAAGTATTCAACAAACTTACCGTGCGAGCACGGGAAAGATCATTCGCAGATGTGTTGATGAAATGGTTCATGGGTTTTCAGATAAGGGTATTGGCTATATTTTTTACAATTAAACCATCAATCATTAAAAAGGATCACTTGCGATTATTAACATGGATTTTGAAACTCCAGCCACGCAAACATCAATTGTTTTAATGGACATATCATGGGTAACGTTTTTTGCATCAATGCTAAGTAAGTTAGTGCCAGTAATGTTAAATAATTGAATCTTCGTAGTAGCATTAGTTCTTACTACCGCAAAAAAATCAAAGTTAATGGCATCTTGCAATGTTAAGCCTGTTTCGTTAAGAGTATAATTAGTCTTAATTGATGTAGATGGATCATACATCACACCAGTGTACCCATTTGGCTTAACGCTCTGGGTACTGTTATTTGATGCATCGGTCCAAACTGAACCGTTTGTATTATCTACATCATATGACCTAGTTAAAACGTTAGCATTATTAAAATAACGAAAATGAAGTTCGTTAATAGATGCCGTTAATCCTGTTGGTTGAGCCGATTGAATACCTATCCGTATTCTTCCTCTTGGTTTTTTTGAAAAAATGGTGCTAGTACCGGGCACCTTTAATTTCTTAGCAGGGCCACTAACCATCTTTATGTTTATGCCAGATGCCGCTTCAATTGAACCAATCAATGCCACCAATTCATTGTGCTTCTCTGCAAATTCCGCAAAAGCAGAAGGCACTTTACCTATCGTAAGATGGCTTAGATCAGGCATAAATTAAATGGCTTTAACAAATTTACGTTGGCGTTCCCAAATTCCGCCATACCAAAGACTCAATGTAGAATCCTGAGATTCAATAGAATAAGAACTAATGTTACCTGAATCAAGTGTGACATAATTTTTGTAAGCAGACAAAGTAGGTGAAGTGGCTATCAATGTGAATCCACCATCGCTAAGGTATTCAGAAACAAATTGCCCGGACGTAGTAGAACCACCATATCCCCAAGGAGTTTGATAAAGATAACGTGTGCCAAATTTAACAGGAATTTGGTCAACTTGAGTAATTGGATAACTGGTAGTCCCATCACCAGCAATGGTAGGAGGTACAGTTGCGTAAGGAACCGTGTTTCCTGCCACTAATTGAGCACGCCACGCATAAATGCTAGTAGATGTACCTGTGTAACTAGGATTGCCCGTAGAGCTAAGCAAACGCACTTGTAATTGATTTGGTGACGATACCGCATTGCCGGTAACATTGATACGCCACCAACCTTCGCCAATGCTAGATATGCCCCACCCATTGCCATAAATGTATTGATCGGATAATGGCTGTCCAATGCTTAGGTCAACCGACACATTGGCAAATGTGCCTTGACCGGAATTATAAATACCAACGTCAACCCGATTGTTGTCATTTGCTTTTACAAATACACTACCAGTAATAAGACCAACATTTGTAGCAGCATTTTGTGTTATGTAATGCTGACTATTAGCCGTTGTTTCCGTAATGCGCGTTGCTGTTTGAGTAGCCCCGGCGCATACTGGAATCGTAGCATAATTTGCAGTTGAAGTAGCTCCTGCTAAAACCCACGGGGAAACATTCAAATTATCATAACTAGTAAGAAAATTAGAAAACGCTACGGTGTTTCCCACCATATAATAATCTTTAATCTCTTTGGTAGTAACTATGTGGCTGTAAGGATTGCGGCCTAACAGAGACAATGTACCCTGATAACCGGGGTAATTGTAAATGTCAGATGAATAATCATTCCATGACGTAGGCAACGTGGTGTAAACCCTCGTCCATTCTACCAATCCACCCAAACGATCTTGGAAATCCACATCATCAGCAAAGTAAACTTGTGGTAAATTGGGATGCGGAGTGTTTGCGTCGGGACGTGCGTAATATGCCCGCAATTGCATGAACTTAGTGCGATACACAATAATCTGACTATTCTGTGGGTACGGACGGGTTTGCTCAAACGAGCGCGTAGGAGTCTCAACCGAAAACGCTGGTTGGTCTGCCGCTGTCTTGAATCCAAAGATGGTAGCCATGTTAGTTTACGGTAGGTGTTAGACTATTCTTAATTGCCTCAAGCAATTGATTGGAAGTGGTGATTTCAGCAGCAATTGCACTAGAATCAGGCGTAATGCGTTTTTGCATTTCTGAACTGCCAAAGGACAAGCGAGTACCTACGTTTAATTCCATTCCTAGCGCCCTTTGCTGTTGATACGATGCTTCACCCGGAGCACCCGTTAAAACCGCGTTAGTGGCCTTCTGACGGGCTTGCATGGCCTGTCTAGCCAATCGTTCAGTTTCAGACAAAGGACGTGGGCGACCATTGGCAAAAGTACGGTTTGACCCCGCCGCTTGCTCACTGAGAGTTTGCGATACATCTATCTGACGTTGCTGCATAGCCATTTCTGCTGCACGCAAAGAATTTTGAGCTTCTGAACGAGCTATTTTAGCAGCCTTAATTTCTTCAGGGGTACCTGTTGGGCGAGATTTAGCCATTTCCTGACCTTCTGCATTCAAAAGATGCATTCCGGTATTTCCAGTAAGCGTATTAACAACGTCTTTTGCTTTTTGTAATTTAATTTGAGCCACTTCTACGGCACTAAGACTATTTTCATTCTGAGCATTAGTAAGCAATTCTACTGCTCTTTTTTCGGAATCAAGCATTCCAGATGTTCTATCACTCGCACGATTTGCTGCCTCAGCGGAATAAGCGTATTCATCTTGAGATATTTTTAACTTCAATAATTTACTTTGTTTATCTTCGTATATGGCTTTATAATCGCTATTTAATGCCATTTTACCTTCGAATCCAAATTCGGATTCCATGTCTGAAATTTCTTTTTGAAGTATTGAAATATCTTCTTTTCCCCTACGAAGCCTAGCGTAAGCAACTTTTACCATTGCTGAATTTCCGCCGGTTGCGATACGCGCTTCTTCTTGATTTGAGATTTGAGCCTCGGATAATTGCAACCCTTCTTGTTCGCGTTTTACTTGTCTGCCAAAATAAGCTGGGACCGCTTGCATTGCACCAGCCATGATTGCACCTGCTCCCATGAAAATGAGACGCTTAAACATGCCTCCAGCAATCATACCTGCTAACGTTCCGCCTGCGGCACCACCACTTTCTCCACTTGTCCCACCACCACCGCCACCACCACCACCGGCTCCTCCTCCACCAGATTCAATCCCAAGCTCCTTGGTTTGCTTGATAGAAAGAGATTTAAGCTGATTCTGTTTTTGAAGTATCGCGTACTGAACTTGAAGATTTTTAGTGCTTCCTTCTTCCAATGCATTCTTGGTTCTCGATAAAGTCGTAATGTCGTTAGTAACACTTTTAATTTTTTCAGAAGTGTTCATTTCATTAAACAACGATTGCGACTTCAAATCATTCAGTTTTCTAGCTGCTGAGATATTACCAAACATAGCCGCATCCATCTTCTGACCGGCTTGTTGAGCCATATTAGTCAACTTCTGAAAACCTGCCGCCGCTTGCGAACTATCAATCGCAACCTTGAATTGAATTTCTTGGGAGAATGACATGGGTTTTACCTTTCTTTAGATTCTGCCATGATTCGGTTCATTTCTTCAATACATTGTGAACGCATTGAATCAAAATTACCGTAATTATCTTTACCTGAGGTGCGACGATCTATCGACCTTTGATACTGAATTAAGCGTGGAATTGGGGTTTCCCCTAGCAATTTACCACTCATAGGGTCAAATGGCCCCAAACTAGCCGCAACAGCCACTAGAAGAGGTGCCACGGCATGTACCGTAGGTGGTTTACCGATAATCTTTTTTTCTTCAGGAGTAGGTTGTCCACCGCAAGGTAGGTCTATAAATACCCTATCCATGAATGAAAATATCTCTCCAATTGATTCATCAAATCCGTTTTTTAGAACGTAATTAAAAATTCGGCTTTTGAACTTACCAAACCTGTAAGCATTACGAATGGGTTGAGTAGGATTATTACGGCGATTCAATTGCCACATGAAAAACTCCACATCTTTCATGCAAGGTTCCGTTTTCCAAACCACGAAAGAATTGTCCATGCCATCAAGATACAACAAGTCTTTGGGAGTAATTAACCTAATTTCTTCACCGCATACTGTAAATGTCACATCATCGGCAAATGCATCAGCACGGCGCGATGCTTCTTGATTTAAAGAATCATTCAATGATGGAACATATTTAGTGTTCCACAAATACTCATAAAGAGCTTCAGGCCCACCATCAATGGCTGCTTTAAGTTGCTCCTCTAGGGTTGGAGCGGGTATTTGTGCTGAATTGTGTTGTTCCATGATTAGTAAATAGAAAAGCCCGCCCGTGCATGACGGTGCGGGCTTTCATGTGCCGTATGTGGTTAGGCTTTAGATTTTCTGCATAGCCTGAATATCGCATACCCAGAAATCACGAGGACGTTCTGGCAATCCGATTTCAGACACAACGTAAGTAATGTTTGTGCTATTAGCGTTGGTGGTACGGCGGGTCACAATAAACTCATCGGAGTTGTTTGGGACGTTGGTTGCGTTGGTTGCGAATTGAAGCTGACCACGCAGCGTGGAACGCTCTTGAAACAACACAAAACCGTTAGGAGCACCAAGTTCAGTGGTACGACTGGTAGATGCCGTTGGTTCAGTGGGGCTATATTCGTTGCAGATAAAGCTCGTACCATTAGCATTGCCAGTGGTGAAAGTGAGGATGCGCGAGCCATAGCCTACGCCAGTGGTGGATGAATATGGAAGTGCCATAAAATAAGGTTGGGTTGTTTAACTATCCAAGTAGTTAGCGGGTGGAATTACTAAATCAATCTGAAAACGCAATTCTGTGCGATCTGTTTCTGAAGTTTCATCAGCACGGTAATTATCTCCTTGGTCGATAATGTCCAACATACCGTAGCCACCTATGACATTAGGGATCATTTTCTGTGCTCCACGAGATAAAAGGTAACGCACTCGGCCAACCATAATACCATGTTGTGAACTTACACCCACTCCATTTTGGCTATGACGTTGAGTTACAACAGTAACGGACAATATACCGCGACGATAATTGTAATATGCCGTACCCGTTGCCGTAAAATTCATCACATCGTTGACTCTAGCAAACCCACCAGAACGCACTTCAATGCGGTTTCTCGGCATTTCTAGGGGCAATCTAGGCCCAAACGCTGCCAAGGTAGTGCCAACGGTGTCTTGGGTTAAAACGGTCACAAAACCAGCGGCAATGTTGTCACCGATGTTTTCAGATTGGCTGGCAGTTGGAACACTCATTTAATTGAAAGATATGGATATGCTTGTTGCAACTTTTTCAAATCATTTTGCATCAGCAAACCAAAAGTGGTTTCTTGATATGCTATTCGTTGATTAACTACTTCTTCTAATGCGACATCAATTCTTGATTCTTGTATTTTAGAGTAACGATTAACCAACGTTAAGGCAAAATTATCATTAGATTTAGATTTTAATGAATAACCATTTAAATAAAAATTCCCATTGGATGCCTTGGCATTGCGAATCTTTGCCAAATCTTCATTGCTAAAACTGCTTCCTCCTCCACCAGACGATTGCACGTTCATGCCCAAAGAATCGGAAATTTGAAGTATAGATTGACGAGCTAAACCAATAGCATTTTGAGCAGCTTTGATGATACCGGGCAAAATGCTGGCATATTCATTAGCGTGCTTATCTATGGCATTCCATGTCCTCGTTTTGTAATGCTTATTTTCAGGAGTAAATGAACCTGAATCATTAACATTACCGACTATTTGAAACTTACCATTCTCATTTTTGCGCCAAATGCGTCCAATTGTACCACCCTTACGACCAGTATTGGCCGTCATGTTAAATGCCGTCAGGGTCGATATGCGGGCTTGTTTGGTCGCTCGGCTACGACTGCCCAATAACACTTTTGAAGGGCTGGCAATAGGCGTATGTGCCATCCATTGTTTACAAATGATGGATGCCTCACCCATAGCCCAATTTTCAAACGTATTTCCAGTGCTAGTTGCAATGGCGCTTCCAGCATAAAAAAATTTGTTTAATTCGGCAGAGTCAAAAGGCATCAGAGATCGCTTGGGCGACAAGTAAAAATGTAGTGCGCCAAATCGGTGTTTACAGATTGCACAACCCATTGACCTTGCTGTGGGCCAGCATCTACCTGAAGGATTTCCCTAACGTAATCCGATGGATCGTTAGAAAATTGAATACGAGGAGAGTAAACTAAGATTTCATTCTCACCTTCGTAACCGGGTTCCCTTAAATGCATAAAGGATGCCGTGGATTGCACGACACCCATGTAGTTCTCGTTCGTTAAACGGAATGGTATTGGCATCCCGGTGGTGGATACCTCTAAGAACGCTTCAGATACTTCTTTTTCAAATCCGTCCATAGAGGCACCTTGCGACAACTAAAAGGCAGGTCAATCCTGCTTTTCAGCGGCTAATTTAGGAATCAAACGACGATTTATGAATTTCATCATGCCTTGTCCCGGCTTTTGTTTGTCACCATAGTATCTTTGATGGCAATGCAGGTAATGTGTTTCCGATAACAATGTGTTCAAAAAGAACACATCCATATCGTCGTGGTAACGCACCATAATGGCATCCAAATTTTCAAGTAAGTTGTGAGCTTGAAACGATGTAATAATGTCACGCTCGTTACCACCAGAATCCAATTTCAGGATTTGAGCTTTTGGAAGCTCGGCTACGTCGTTAGGAGTAATTTCTTTCTCATAAGCCACAAGTTTTTGGTCATCATTACTTGGTACAATTGCTTTTAATGTGTCCTCAAGGTATTTGATAACCTGTGGGTCTCCATCGTAGCAATGCACGGAAGCTCCATTCCATCGCTTTACAGCCCATCTTGCGAAGGCACCCATACCAGCCCCTATGTCTATGATGGAAAGTGGCTCATTTTTGTCGTAATGGAACAATGGCACGTCAAACGAGCCATTTAGCACATCCCCGTCATGCAAATCATCAATAGGATAGTCTTTGGGCCACAAACGGATGAATTTCTCACGATGCCCACCCATTAGTCCCGGAATGCGTGGCCCTGAAGCCATAAAGGTACGAATATGGTCATGAGGCATACCGTAACGTTGGGCCATCATATCTACCATTTCATCGTCTGTTACCGTGAATTGCAGCGGGTACACAATCTTACCAACATGGCGTAGTTGGCAGCTTGTATCTGCATAAATCTCGCCACCATCTTCGATTACTCGCGTACAGAATGCCCAATCTTCCGACAAATAGGTGCCATTTACTGCACGCATAGGGAAGAAGTCGTACCGAATGCTGGTCTGGTCAGGATCACCCCGATAAACCATCTCGGGATGCTTTGAAATCATATCCTCAAGGGCTTTTCGGCTGATAAGCAAAGCACCAGTACCAGCGTGCTTAATTTTAAGCAGACCGTTGCTATCCACTTTTTCACCGGGAATGTAATTAACCACCCAATCCAATGAAGGCTGCTTTTTGGGGTACAATCCGCACACAATGTCCTTATTCGCATCCAGCAAGCGTTGGAACTGACGAGGTTCAATAATGATGTCTGAATCAAGGAAGAATAAATGAGTGCAATCCGACTGAAGAAATGAATATGCCAGATTATTACGAGCCCGAGCAATACCATCGTTCATCATGTACCTAATCTGCGTTTCGCATTTACATGATGCCGCAATAATACGGATGGATTCAGATGTATGAAGTTCCAATTTCCAATCGCTTGTAGCAACGGCAATAAATACCTTTGGAAGTTTAGGCACCTCAACCAATGCGGTCTCGGATGGAGCGGGAAATTCTAGTGATGGAGGATTGTTTGACATAAAATTATTTGGAATAGGTTTTGGAATAACGAGCGATTTCACCGGGAATGACTTCCATGTGCTGAAGTTCTCCATTCATTCGTAAAATACCAAATTCAGCGGTGAGATTGTCTTCAATTGGAAAGCCGCCTTTTTCTAAGGAAGCTGCTACCAAACTTTCAGGATGAAATGAACATCCAGATTTGAGCAATGCAGGTACGTTTTCGTAAGTTTCAAAATACGACTTAGCTGCATTTACACCAAGTATAGCAAAACGGTCGTTTATCCCACCATATGTGCCCCACCAAGGCGTATAAACGTCATCTTCGCAAATACCTGCATTAAATTGGAACTTATGGAAATGCAGGTCAGGTCGGCAACGGATTACAGTTTCAAATCCCTTCATTTCATTTGTGATTTCATTAGCAAACTTCCATGCACGGCTTAAATGCCAAAGCTGGCGCATAATACCCTGCAATGGAGATACACCCGGAGTTTTAGTTGGAGTAATGCTATAAGGTGCATGATCGCTAAATGATTTATCAGGCAACGGCATATCAGGTGGAGTAACTTTCTCGATATGTACGTTGTCCCATTCCTTTTTGAGCAATTCGGCTGATTCAGATTGTTCATCATCAGCGCATGACACAAAGAAATGAGGATTATCTAATTTACGATACACTGCCCATTTTTGCGATGGGTAGCAGCGTGCAAAAGAACGCATTTGCCCGGATATAATAATAGCGGTTTTATTCATGTTTGGTTGTTATTTGGCTGGAAAATGTTGTCGGAGTGAAATCTTACGAGACCAAGCAATCCATTATTGTTAGACCAATGCTGCATCACTCTCCATTCAGTGTTGTCAGCCAAAAACTCATAAATGGCACGAGTGATGCCATCTTGACCGTTTTCGCCTTTATCACCAAAGGTCACGGTATCGTGCAAAAATATGTATTTGTTGCATTTATATGCAAATTTCAATTCAGCACGCACTTGGTCAGCCGTATGTAATGTGTCGATAAATAACATGTCACAAATCGGAATGTCTTCCAACAAACTTGTGTCAGCTTTCGTAAACTTCCAAATCGCATTGAGGTCAGACGGTGGCTTGTAAGGTGTATCGTTGATGTCGAACGAGTGTAGAATGCCGTTTCCTTGCGATTCTAGGCCATGTAACAGCGCAACCGTACTGTTGCCAGTCCTAGTGCCAAATTCTACGATAGAACGGCATTTGCTGGCGTACACAGATAAAGTTTCAAGATGTTCGTTAATGTCCAAATGGCTACCGCTACGACCTGCCATGCGCTCTTTGTAATCGTTTTCAATATCTTGGTTCATTGGATTGTTACCGCCATTTAGGAGGACGACCACCCAACATACCGTTTTTACGGGCTGCTGCTGTCTTGGCCCGTGATTTCACTTTGCCAGCTTTGGCAAAGCGAGATGACACAGTTTTCTTCTTTTTCATGCGGGATTCATTACCGATGAATAACCCAACAACGACGTGCAAGCATAAACCCAACAAAACAAAAACCCCACCCGAATTACCGGGTGGGGTTTTAACTATAAACAGACCTAAGGCTAAATTAGGCTGGGTTGTATTGTTTCTGGCTGAATCCAACAACGCTCACAGGGAACGAAGGCGAGGAAGTACCACCGATAATGCGGTCAAGACGCCCATAACGGGCAACTGAACGCGTATCAATGGAAACAACCTGCGACGTAGCAGCCGTAATCTGCGTGAACGCCACGTTCGCATTGCTCCAATTGGAGTTGTCGGACGATTGACGAAACACGAGATCGAGGGTTGGGTTAGTTCCGGCAGTAGCATTGGCGGCATCTACGCGAAACAGAACCTTTCCGATAAAATTGTTCATATCGTATGGAGTACCGTTCGCTGTGGTGGAGATCGCAGCCACAGGAAGGGCAGCAATCGGCGTAATGTAATTTGGGATGTCGTAAATCATGGTAATTTATTCCTTTAATTAAGAGTTGGTTGGTTCGTATTACTGAGCAGCCGAGTCCGACGAAATACAGAACGAGGGCCAATGACGAACGCCGAAATCGGTGAACAGATTGACGGTAACGACAACTTGGTTGTTCGCCGCTTGGGTATATGGGTCAACAACGACATCATAACCGGCCCAGTCAAAGAACATGGCCTGACCCCACGCACCAAAGATCGCTTTGTTGGCGTTGGTACCAGTGGTCGCAATCTGATTCGTGATATTAACCGGATAACCATTGGTCATGTTGTCATCACCCGACAAGAACACTGGGTAATTTGGAACTTTGACCGTGGTTTTCCATTTGGCGCGAACCGTTGGATTGGTGAGCCACTGCATCGTGCCAAGGTCAGCATTCGCAGACTGAATCTGCTGCTCAAACTTGACGACGTTTGCCCACGTTGGCGTAGTACCAAACGTGACGCTCGTGACGTTGTTACCACCGCCGGTAGAATCCGTGGTAGGCCCATTAAGAATGCCGGTTGGCTGCGAGCCACCGGTTCCTTGAATGCCCGCCAAATCTTTGGCGATAGCGATAATGCGAACATGGTCATCACGCACAAGTGCTTCAGCATCCAGCGACGCTTGAGCCAGCAATTGCTTGCTGTACGAGGTGCGAGCAGCCAAACGGCGGGGAGTGGCCGCAAGCTGAGCAAACGATTGTTTAGCCTCACTAACCGAATCACCTTCAGCTAGCCAGTAAGCGGTAGCCGCACCAGACTGACGGGGAATGGCGATATTGCCAACCAGACCGCTCATCGTACCAACGCCAAGCTGCGTCAACAGGGTGCGATTACGGAGCAGTTCGATAAACGAACCACCGAGGAAATCCGTCGCCACAAGAGCGCCAGCTTGCGTGAAGCTGTTCGTCTGAAGTTGGCGCTGGAGATTCTGACCGTACCGGCTATTAGCAAGGCTAGGCGAAACACGCAGCATCGCCGCCGTCATCTCAGGATCAGCGTATTCCGACATATCATGCGGCATGATAAATCCGCCAGCATGGGGTTCACGACGATACTGCTTAGCAGCTGCGTCGGACGCTTCTTTTTCAAGACCATCAAGCGGACGATTCTGAGAAAGCAGGTTGATAGCACGGGTAAGGCTATAACGACGCTTTTCCTTTTGGTTCATACCGATGATAGCGGGTTGGCTAACAGCGGTTGCTTTGAGGTGATCTTCCACAACGAACTTGCGGAAGCTATCGAGGGTTTCGCCATTAACAATGGCATCCATAACGCGCTCGGAGGGAACTTTGAAGTTCTCGCCAATGGCGCGGATATTGGCAACTTCATCCTTGCGGTTGGAGTTAGCGTTAGACGGAGCAGAAGCACGTTCATTCACCGTAACGGCGGGAACGATAGGAGTAATTTCAGCGGACATAGTATTTTTTGGTTTCTCTAAAGGTTGTGGTTTGGAACGACCCACGCCAACAGATGAATCGGCTGGGATGCTGACGAGGCTAATTTCATACGGTTCCCACGAATCAACACGGTAGCTGTCCCCAGCATCGTCGTTTTTTTCCGAGAGTACCATATTCTTCACACGGTATCCTACGCTGACCAAGCTACGGATACCGTCTTGCACGTCCTGAAAGATGTCTAGGCCATGCTTGGAGCGATTCTTGGAGAACCGTACAACAGCACGCGCTTTACCGCCTTTGATTTGGCAGTTTTCCACGACCCCGATTTGGTCTTCCGGGTCATGGTTAAGTAGCAAAGGAGCTTGTTGGCGAAGACGTGAAAGATCGCACGCCTTATCGGTACACTCCAAAATTTCATTACCGAAAAAGCGTTCAACGGGAGCTTCGGATGCAAACGATAACTCAACCGTGCGTTTTTCAACATCCATTGCCCCACGTTCAACGGAGAACTCGCGGGACATGGCTTTTAGGCGACTGTCGCCTAGATCAATTGGTTTTTTGTCCATATAGGGGAATTGCTTAGGTGATATTTCCGTATTTTTTAACATACGGTCAAGATAGATTATAAAGCCTTACTTGTCTTCCTCTTTGGGTTTTTTGGAAGGCGCTTTATCTTCACCGGGTCTTGGCGAAGGGAAGTTAGGATTAGGATCAGGCAAAACAACACCCGCTTGGGTAGCGAGTTTTTGCTCCATAGCCTGTTCTTGCATGATGTCTTCAAAAGTTTCTTGGCTAGTTTCTTCAACCACCGACGTGCGCGATTTAATGCGGTTGTTGATTGCATCAATAGACGCAGCCACATCCTTTTGAGGATCAACCCACGACCAACGACGAGGACGGAATTTGTGGTTTTGGAATTTCTCAAGTTTGGTAAATGGCAATGCCTTGCCAGTAAATGGGTCTTTAATGGTTCCATTGAGTAATCCAATTTCCAGCCATTTCAAAAAGATAGGTGATTCAAATTTATCAATCCACCAAGTTTGCAACGCTTTGAAATGCTCCCGATCTTCAAGTAACCCAGCACGAATAGAGCTAAAATTAACGTCACTTAGATCATTGGCGATAGCGTAGTAACTCATGTCTAAACCTGCACCAATTCGACGTAGGCGCGTTTTAACGAACTCCCCGTACTGTTCATGGGGGTAAGCAGGATCATAGGTCTTAAAATCCAAGCCGGGGGTTTGGCTCAAATCTTCAATTAGACCCGGTTCCGCGTCCATGCTCTTATCGCCCTCATTGATTTCCTGACCTTCGTAACCCGGACCCGGATCATTATACGCACGAGTGATAAACCCCATCTTGGCAGCACCTGTACGAGCCGCTACAATAGCAGCTTCATCATAACCATCCAACATCTTCAGGTCTCGCATGATACCACACAACCAAGTCGTGTCACGAACTTGTGTAATACGGGTGCGCCTGAAAGGATGAAGAAAGCCAGATGCCTCCATGCGTTCGGACCAATACCCTTCTGCGTGCCACCATTGCTGATCTCCGGGGTATTCTTTTAGGATGTAGTAAGCCGTGGATTTGAAGTACCTATCGACTTCGACACCCATACGCACCTGAACATCTACCTGACCACCGGGCTGACGCGTAAGTTCATTACGGTAATCGTCAATGATGTCGCCTTCAAATAGTTGAAGCGCAAAACCGAATTTGTTGATACTTGGATCAACAACCCATTTTACTAGCGTATCTCCATCACGAGCAGTGGATCGCAATGCGAGACGCCCACCTTCATTGAGAGTCATATCACCAGTAACAAATGGATTCTTTTTCCACTCTATGTACGCATTTTCGATGATTTTAGCATCGTTTGCATCAACTTGAAATTCCAACTTCTTCAAAACATTCATGCGCCATTCACCGGCCATTGAATTAAAGATGATACCGTGGTGGTCGTAAATGTTGTCCTCCAGCCGAGAGAGGAATCGGCGTGTGTAGGGTTCATTTCTTTCCAACTCACGGGCACGTCCACGAAGGGTGCGTAAGCGTGTCTTTAATTCTGCATCACCAGTGGTGAGAGGAGCTAAGAAGTCTTCAGTAAGACGATTCCATTCAGCTCCCGCATAAGAGCGTTTACCGATGATCTTGTGCATCGGTTTTTGTTGTCCGTTAAAAGCATTTTTGCCTGCTTTCAATCCAGCCGTAATACGGTTAAGAAACGAAATGTTTGCAGCCATAATTCAAAGTTACTGCCACGGTACACGCTGCTGCCAAGGGTAGGCACGAATGTTAAGGGGACGGAAACGTATTCCGATTTTATTGGAGCCACCTAGACCCGCATTCAATCTAGCTCTGGCTTCCTCACGGCGAACCTCAGATGCGAAGCGTTCACGCATTTTCCAAAGTTCAGACAAATTTGCCAGAGTGTAAGCCTGACCATTAACTTGCGCGGTCGTTACACTCTTGGTGGTAAGTTTTGCAATGGTTGTCTCAATCTCCACTAGCATCTTGCTAGCAAACGAACGAGGGTCCGAACCATTTGGGGTTACAGCAAGATTAGGGGCAATCTCTATTTGCTCAAAAAAAGTGTGAATCTGAAACTGTTGTGTACCGCTTGTAACGTATGCTCCGATGGAATAAAGATCGGGCACCCATGCAGCAGTAGTAGCAGTTGATAATGTAACCTGAAATAAAACATCACTAGCTGATGCTTGCACGGCATCAAACTTGTAAATGTTTTTGGTAGAACGAATGACATAATGCAGTGTCCAAATTGTCGCCGGGTAATCATCAATCTGCCTAATCCATGAAATGTTATCACCCGCTGCAATAGTCTGTGGTTCGCGTAATAGAGTTGGTATTGTTGCGCTCAATTTGGTATTTCACGGCATCTTCTGTAATATAATAAAGAAATCAAGCTACATTACATACGCCATTTTCCAACGAATCCACTTCTTCCTGTCCTTCTGGCAACCTTTGCTTGTTGGCTACGTTCAATCGCAGCGAAGTCTCGTGTTGGATTTTCGGGTAATGTCACCAAAGGTTCAATAGGTTGATTTCCGTCCAATTTGAGCTGTTTTGCTTCCTCGGGGGTATGCTGGGGTGCAACAAAGTCTTTCGGAGCTTGTTTCTTCAAATTATCTGCCAATCTGTTCCAACTAATTGGGAACAAGCTATGCAAAGCAGCAATTGCGTACACGTTCAAATCCAAAGCTTCGTTGCGTACACTATTGTTTTCCTTTTCAAAAATATAATAGGGCTGACCATAACTGTATTTCAGAAAGCGTTTTTCTGCTGCAAATTGAATAAAGTAGTCAGCATCATATCCATATTCAGGTGCCGCAAAATGCATTGAACGCGCTCCGGGAGTTGGCAGAGCAATTCTATCATGCAATGTGGATTTAGCCACGGTAACGCCTACATTCCAATGCGGTATGCGTGCGCGATTGTTGCGGCTAGGTTTAGCTGGCAATATAGGCGGTGTATTTGTTCCCACTCTGTTAATGCCTTTGCATGGATATACACCGCGCCCAATGCGAGGAGCACAAAATGACAGCACCCGTTTGTCTTTATACCCCATATCAATAAACGCGCGTTGTATCTTTAATGGCACGCCATCTTCCCGCTTAAAATCTTCTAACAACAATATATCCAATCTGTTCCAAACATCATCCATTTCTGTGTCCCCATCCAAAACAACGCGTTTAATGCCCCACGATTCTTCATCTTTGCCAAAACCCTTAACTTCACATTCTACGCGATTTCTCTGCACATCAACCGATGCCACTAACATAAGAACGTTTTCAGGAATTGTTTCAGGTGTATATTCCTCGCCACGGTTTTCTAATAGTTTCGCATCAATCTTAGTGGCGTCCTCTTCAAATGTTTCGGCAAGGAAAGTGTTTATCCAAACTCGCATCGTTTGACCCCCACCATCCTTCGCTTTCAAAAACTCCATTGCGAACTCATGGATGCGATTTTTGTACCCCTTGTGCTGCCTGAACAGGGTATTCATCCCATTTAACCAAAATCCTTTAACTCCATTAAACGGGTGCGTAGCTACCCAGCGACCCTTCTTTACCATGCTAATGCGGTTGGCGTCGTCTAAATGTGCTTTGCAGGCTGGGCATTCAATATATGCCTTGTCCGGTTCATTCTCCGGCCATTTTACCTGACTCCACAACAACGTGTGCTCGAATTTACACATTGGGCATTTTACCATCCAATGTCGTTTATCTGAATTGTCGTACAGTTTTTCGATCTTACTAACGCCCTTAACCGTAGGCGTGCTGGTTTTAATCTTTATGGCGTTAGGAAAGCTCTCAGCACGTTTATCAGCCAACGCACAGGGATCACCCTCGCTTCCAGCACTAGCTGGGTAGCGGTCGATCTCATCTTGCATAACAACACGTCTAGGACGCCCAGCAAGGCCCGCAGGAGCGTTTGCTCCCGTCATAGCTATGCTACCACCCGGAAACTGCTTAAAGGCCGTAGTATTGCCGCTATTGCGGCTTCTAGCATCCTTCACCAATCGCCTCAACACTGGCGTATCACGAATCATAGGCGCAATACGTTCTTTAGAATATGCTTCGTACAACTCAACCGTAGGCTGCACCAACAACATAGGCGATGGATCAGCGTGCGTGAAAAACCCAATAAGGCAGTTAAGTGTTTCACTCTTACCAGTTTGCGCCGCTAGCATCATTACTGTTTCCGATACATCTGGCTCCAACGGAGCATCCATCAATTCCTTCTGATACGGCAAACACCGGAATTTGCCAGATTCAGCGGCAGCATCACGCGACAGCACACGATACTGATTAGCCCATTCGCTTGGCCTTTGCTTAGGTAATGGCGGGATAGCATCAAAGATTGCCCGCCACAACCGTTCAACTGGCGGCAGTTGGAGTTTCGGTAATTGGGTCTTCTTCGTCATCCGTAAATTCTGCGTCCTTAATGTCTTCCATGCGTATGTTGCCTAGCGCATGAATCTCCTCAAGTAGCTTTGATTTGTCATCCACACTCAAAGGTGAGTTTACGATCTTCTGTCGTATTGCCACCGCAGCCTTTTGCACAGCCGTAATTACCAAATCCAACGGCAACAAGTTGCCTTTGCGCTCTTCGTTTTTCAATCGTGCGTTCTCTGCCTGCTCACGAGCCAAGTTAGCTCGCTCATCGCTAAGGTTAAAAGACCCCGCCGCAGCTTGCTCACGCTTAATCATCCATCGAATTACTTCCGCCGTGTTGTATTCATTTGATTTACCGTTCTCAGCTATCTTGAAGGGCAGACCTTCGCCTTGCCAAATTACAATAGATTTTGGCCCTACCCCTAAAATACCCGATAGCTCGGATTTGCCTACAATTTTACCACCTGTTGGACGCATAAGTTCGCATGATCTGCTGGATTTACCTGTTATGGCATATAGGAAAACTTATGGCTAGCTTTAA